AACTTATACGAACGCCACCGATAACTATGTGTTAACATCTGCCGGTTCCGGATCCATTAATGGCGAATCGAACTTGACATTCGACGGAACTACTCTCGTTGCTCCGGAAGTGAGCAGCTCACTTTCAGTCAGCGCGTCATATTTCTATGGCGACGGGAGACACCTTACTAATGTAGCCGGCGGCGGTGGACTCATATCAACTTATACGAACGCCACCGATAACTATGTGTTAACATCTGCCGGTTCCGGATCCATTAATGGTGAGTCGGGTTTGACGTTCGATGGGGCTGGGTTAACCATCCGACACAATCCAACTTCTTTGGCTAACGATGCGGGCACCGGCGAAATAGTCCTCTTTGGTGGAGGAACGACAGTTAAAGGTAAGACCTATTATCTCCACTCTAGTGGCGACTGGGAAGAAACAAGCATTATGATCGCCGCATCTGGCGGTCTTGGAATGATAGGAGTGGCTCTGGGAACATCTCCCGCATCCGATGGAATGTTAATTCGTGGATTTTTTGATGCCCACACATATTTATCGGGAGGGTTTGCAATTGGAACAACGTTATACTTGACTGCTAGCGGAGGGATTACCACCGACCGCCCGTCAGGGTCGGGAGAATCGCTAAGGGTCATTGGCACCTGCACAACCACAGCAAATGTGATATATTTTAATCCGAGCCCGGATTATCTGGTAATTGTTTAATGGCTAATTACACATCAGTAAACGGGACTGATGATGACAATATTGCATCGGTGAACGATGTTGCCGCGAATTCCATTCAAAGTATCAATGGCGCCAGCGCCCACGTCCCATTGTGGACCGGAGTTGGAAGAGACGGTCGTGTAATGTATTCATCAGATGCTGAAAGTTGGACTGAGTATGAAAGCCCAGCCGGAGAAACGTCGGATTACTGGGACATATCTTTTGGAAAGGACGACTCCGATGGTCCGCGTTGGATTATTGCTACCAATACAAACCCGGAACTCAGGTACTCAGCAGACCCTACAAACTCCGGTTCTTGGTCATCAATCGATTTCTCCGGCACCAGCGATTTGGCTCGAACAGTCGAATATGGCGCCACCGGGACTTGGATTGCCGGAACAGGTAATGATGTGTTTAGATCAACTGATGGCGGCGACAGCTGGACCAAGATTACCGCAGTGGCTTCTGGCGCCGGTCTGATGCTCTGCTTGGCAACTGACGGTGCAGGAACTTGGCTGCTTGGGGGCACAGTAAAGGTTCTTAAATCATGGGATGACGGCTTAAATTGGTACGAATCTACCGCCACGCGAGCGAACGGCATCGAGTATAACAACGGAGTATGGTTTATGACCGGTCATGGTACCACCTCCTACCGTATAACTTCGATTGCGAATAGCGATACAACAGATACTTGGAGCGCCGTAACGGGCATCTCTGAACAAATGTGGGCAATCTGCCATATCTCCGGAGATACGTGGATGACTGCCAACTTCGGCAATCAGCCATACCTGTCAACAGACAACTGCGCATCGTGGACCACCACCGATGTGGCCACCCCGAGCGCTGGTCAAATTATGGCATTAGCGTCAGATGGAACAACAATTGTATGCGGAGGTAAAGACAACAAAGTCCACACATCAACCGACAACGGCGAGTCGTGGACACTGCGACACACCTCCGCGGAAGAAGTTCTTGTGATAGACTACAATAAGGTGAAGCCTTTTTAATATAGACGAATAAACTACTGTGGCAATTAGTACGCCGCGCGCATATCATTAAAAATGGGTTTTTAGTACCCTACTGACTATTTATTTTGAACAATTGCCTTTTAGGAGCATACTGAATGTCAAATTTACTTAAGGAAGCTATCGTCGACGCCAAAGCGCTACGTGATTCCGCCTTGAAAAACGCCGAGACTGCTATCATTGAGAAGTATTCGAGCGAAGTCCGAGAAACTCTCGAACAACTTTTAGAACAAGATGAGCTGGCTGCCGATCTAGGAGCAGAAGAGCCAGCGCTTGGGGGAGAACCAGCAGGTTCCACAGAAGAAGTAGCCGCCAACATCCCGCTTGCCGCAACAGACAACCTTAATGAGGAGGAAGGGGAAATTCCTCCCGGTCTTCCGACAGAAGGAGAGGAAGTTCCAGTAAACATCGATCTTGATGCACTACAAGAAGCTGTCAAGGCATTAGAAAACGAATTAGAAGAGCAAGAAGAGGTGGAGATCAATGAAGAAGAACTCGCTGCCTTGTTTGAAGAGGAAGAAGAGGAGCTTCAAGAAGTTGAAGACTCTGGTTCTTTCGCCGGCGAAGAAGCCGATGAAGAAGAAGATGACGATGATGATAGTGCCGCCGCCCTCGCAGGCAGTGCCGCAGCCGTCAACGCCACCGATGCTGCCCAGAAAGGCGCATTTGAAGAGGGTGTTGGAAACGACGAACTCATCGATGCCATCGTGGAAAAGCTTACAGTAGATATGGGAGCAGAACTTGCCGGCTGGGCTGGTCGCTCCTCTGACAGTGTGAAGTGGGAAATGGAAAAAGCATTAGCCCATCGACGTTCCACTGATATGGAAGAAGAATTAAAAGATTTGAAGAAGGCTCAAGAAGAGTTGGTTTTCGAAAATAACCAACTCAACGAGCAAAACTCACAATATAAGCAAGCATTTAACGAGCTTAAGGAAAATTTACAAGATGTGAATCTTTCTAACGCTCGCTTGTTATATACGAACCGTGTGCTAAGAAATACCTCCCTAAATGAGCGGCAGAAAACTAAGATTGCCGAAGCGATTTCAAACGCTGGTTCAGTAGCAGAAGCGAAGACAATATACCACACGCTTGAAAGCACAGTGGAGGCTAAGCCTAAGCGAAGCCCACAATCACTGAGCGAAGCAATCGGTCGTCGGACTTCTGTTTTGCGTGCAACTCGTCAAGAGAGCACGCCCTCGGATCCTTTCAATGAAAGGATGAAGAGGCTAGCTGGCATCAAATGATGCAAATACATATAAATAGGAGGTATTAAAAATGGCTGGTATTGTTGAACGGTTAACCGAAGGAGTTGTTAACCGTGATATGCGCGCTGAAGGTCACGCTTTGATGTCAAAGTGGGAGCGCACAGGTCTTCTCGAAGGACTTGGAAATGACCGACAAAAAAATTCAATGGCTCGTTTGCTTGAAAATCAAGCGAAAGAGCTTCTACGCGAGAGTAGTAGCATGAGTGCTGGAGATGTTGAGGGCTTTGCTGCCGTCGCATTCCCCATCGTTCGGCGTGTTTTCGCAGGGCTGATCGCAAACGATCTCGTTAGTGTTCAGCCGATGAGTCTGCCAAGCGGTCTCATCTTCTTCCTCGACTTCGTGTTCTCACCGGATATTGCCGGTGCTTCAGACGAGGACGCGAAGAGAATGGGTAATATTGGCAACAAGTCAATTTACGGTTCTGACGAAGTTGGTATGCAAGTGACTGGTGGTATCGATCTGCTTGGCTCTATCGAGGGTGACCTCGGTGGTGCACGGACGGTTGGTGCTCGCGGTTATGCATATGCATCTCCGACAGGAGCCTTTGGTCTCGCGACCCAGTGGGTCGAAGTTTGGGGTGTCACTGGCTCTTCCGAGCTTCAAAAGAAGAAGATCGGATTTGATCCGGATGTTCTGACTCTATCCTCAAGTACTGCTACGGCAACATGGGTTGTTCGTGTTACGGTTAACAAGGATCATCTTACTGCATCGTCTCCGACGGTTGGTACATTTGACTTTGACAACCTCGCGGCTCTCTCGTCTTCCATCGAGCAGTTGGATAACGTCTTTGCAACATCCACAACCATCACGGCAGATAATTGCCAACAGGCTCGTCGTTTGACAACCTTGAGCAAGTCTGCAGAAGATAGCGCAACTTATGTTAACCAGATCTTCCTGACGACTGCCGCACAGAAGGCAACGAGTCTTTCTGGTCCGTATATGTCCGCTTCTGGTCCTATCGTTGATAGATTCCAAGCGGCTGGTCCTCTCGGTGCAATCGAGGGTGCTACTGCATGGGGGCTCGAAGGTAACGCTGCCATCCCAGAAATCGACATCAAGGTCGACTCTGTGGCTGTCACAGCGCAAACCAAGAAGCTCAAGGCTAAGTGGACTCCGGAGTTAGGTCAAGACCTTAACGCCTATCACAACCTTGATGCTGAGGTCGAGCTTACCTCGATTCTCTCTGAGCAAGTTGCTCTTGAGATCGACCGTGAGATCCTCGGTGACCTTGTGAACGGTGCTAAGGGTGCTACCTACTACTGGTCGCGTTCCCCCGGCTTGTTCCTCAACAAGGTAACTGGTACTGAGATCGGTGCTGCTTCTGCGGCTCCCGACTTCACCGGTACTGTTTCCGAGTGGTATGAGACCCTTATCGAGACCATCAATGATGTGTCTGCACAAATCCATCGCAAGACTCTGCGTGGTGGCGCTAACTTCCTCGTCTGCGGACCTGAAGTTGCCAACATTCTTGAGTTCACCGCTGGCTTCCGTGCTAACGTCACTCATGATGATGAGAAGGGTAGCGTCGGTGCTGTAAACGTTGGTTCACTGAGCAAGAAGTTCGATGTCATTGTTGACCCGTACTTCCTTCGCAACGTGGTCCTCGTTGGACGTCGCGGATCCTCTTTCCTTGAAAGTGGATATGTGTACGCTCCGTACGTGCCGCTGCAAACTACACCCACAATCTTCGGACCCGAAGACTTCGTGCCCCGCAAGGGAGTCATGACGCGCTACGCTAAGAAGATGGTGCGTCCTGATATGTACGGTCTTGTTATCGTCCGCGGACTCCTCGGTGAGGCAGGCGCTACTAGCTAAACACTGGTAATTGCTTAAAAGAAACCCGCTCTCTTCGGAGGGCGGGTTTTTTGCTTTCAAGAGACTATATATTATAACAACTCAAAGGAGCATTCATTATGTCTACTGTCACAGTTAGCACTCAAGTAAATCCCATCGGAACTAAGCTCGTTTACGATAGCGATGCAGACGGTACCGCTGCAGACAACACCACCGGTGACTCCGGCATACTTTATATGGTCGAGGTCGATAACACAGGAAATGCTTTTGTCGTGTATTTTAAGATGGCGGACGTGACTGATGCGACAGCAGGCACTACAGCAGCCGGATTGGTGTTGATGGTTCCAGCTTCAACAAAAATGAGTTTTGCGTTTCCGACTGGGATCACGTTTTCGAACGGCTTTAGCCACTGGTGCACCAAGACTGCCGCCGAATCCAGCACAACCGATCCCGATGCTAATGTAGCCGTGCGATACATCACAACCTAGATATCTCAAAAGTATTAGTTTTTAACCCGGACTTTGTTTACCGCCGGGTACTACTTATGTGCGAGGGGAGAAATCCCTTCGTTAATTGACCTAATTAATATTTTATAAGGAGAACATATATTATGGGAACAAAAAGAGTAGGTTGGGCACGAATTCGTAGCCTGATTAACGAAAACACAGCAAATCAGCTTTCTTCACCACGCAAAAAAGTGGATAATAGCACATTAAATACTGCGTCAGGGGCAACAGCTACGTTGACCGCGGCACAAGGAGGAACACATTTTAACATTGATGGCACGGACGACATTGTAGTTAATCTACCGACCCCGAGCACGGGAAATGTGGGACTGCACTATTCATTTCTTGTGACTGCCCCAGTCGGTGTGGGCAAGACGGTGACATTTAACTTGAATGGCAGCGGAACCAACGACTTTCAATGCGAGATAGTGCACTATGGTAACAATCCATATCCGACAGTTGATCTTGCCGGCAAGACTATAACGCTAATCGCCGAGACCGGAATCGGTGCTAGAGTACATATGACATGTGTACAAGATGATGGAACCGACTCTCAGTGGATGGCATCTGCCTCTGCAGATGAGGTGCCTACTGTTACTGGCTAATAATTAAAATATATTTCAATATTTCTCCCCCCCTTCCCTTTTGGGTTGGGGGGTTTTCCATTTCGAGCAAAAAAAGCAAAAAGGGCGATCCCTCCAAAAATACCGCCGGCAATTTTTTGAGATTTCATTTTTTCAGATATTTGTACTATTTACTACTGGACTAAAACATAGGAGTTCCAAATGGGAAAGAAAAGAAGACTATTATCGTCAAAGAATAAGTTTGGTGTAAAACATAGCAGCCACCCCCGAGTGAAGATGTTTGCCAATACCACAACTACTGCTGTGGAAACTGTTGCAGCAAAGCCGACCCTTAAAACCGTTACTGAAGAAGTAACGACCGAAGTGGTTGAGCCAGTCGAAACAGTTGCACCGGCGATCACCCCAGTCGTAG